ATCGCACGTTCATCATCGTGCCAATGCTGAGCTTCTTCCAGGTCGCCGGCACGACGTCATCGTCCGGATGGTCGTTCGTGATCGGCTTGCCCTGAGCGCTGGCAATCGTCTCGTCGCGAAATACCTGATCGGCGTCGCGGAAAATCTTGGTGACCCCATCGGGTCCGGCGCTGACGGGGGTCTCGTCCGGGCCGTAGGTCATCATCCCTGTGCGAGCGATGGGCACCCCGATGCAAAGCAGGAATCCCTCGGGCGTCTTTTCCCGGTTCGGACCCAGCTTCTCGACGGTGTAGAACCTCATCGCTTGCTCAGAGTTGTTAGTTCAGAACGCGGTGCCGTTGAAAGCACCCGGTGTACCGGACAGCGCAAACGTGCACGAAGCAGTCAGCGCGGTCACGTTCACCTTGATGTTGGTGTAGCCTTCCGCATTGGACTTCCAGAAACCAACTGCGCCCGCACTGGCCGCCGGAGTCGGTGCACTGGCGCCGGTCGCGACCGGATAGATATTGATCGTGGTGTACGTGGTGCCCAGGTCGTTCGACGCCTGCACGGCGGCAACGAGGTCGGTACAGGTACCCGTCACGCGCAGCGACACGGTGCCCAGGCCGTTGGCCGAAAACAGCACCGAACCGGGCGCCGACAGCGTTACCGGTGCCAGCACGGCACCGGGGATGTACGTCGGGTTCTGGAACGGGTACGTCTGGGCCGAGGCCGACAGCGCGACCGCGCTCAGTGCCGCGACGGCGAAGAGGGCGAGTTTGGAAAACAGGTTGCGCATTTGAATGGCCTCGTTGCGGTTGAGTATTTGATTGCTCAGGTGCAATTGTAGGGGTGGATTATCCGACCCTATTCATCAAGCTATTATTTCATGCTCCAGTGCGGCTGACAATGTTTCCAATATTTCGACGTGAACGCAAACCGCAGGAGAATCACAGTCAGCAGTGCGAATACCCAGGGACGGGAATGTGCGAGCAGTAGCGCCGACGATGTCACCCCCAGGGTGAAGTATTCGAGGGTGACCGTGTGTCGTGTGCCGCGACCCATATAGTTGAGCCGGCACAGCGAGCACCACATGGCGGCGAAGCAGAGGGCCATGTGCAACATGCACGGCACGCACTTGAGGTAAGCGAGAATGAAGGCGGTCATTTCTGTTCCTTGGAAAACAGGCCGAACAACGCCCCGGTCATATCTTGCAACTTGTTCATCCAGACTTCGCCGAATGCAGTAGTCATCAGCGACACGGGGAAATAAAGCCACTCACCGTGTCCGCTCGACAAATGCGGACCGATCAATTGCGCAACGAATACCGTCATAAAGATCGCCGTCACGAGGGTCACGGCACTGTACGCGAGGGTACTGAGCCGGCTTGTCGGTTCGCGACGGCGAACCCCGATCATCAGGCCGACGAAAGCTCCCAGCAGAATGATGCTGTAAGCCGTCGCTGCTGGCGCAAACTGAGCTCCGAGAATCGAGGTAAATACCAAGATAAGGAGCGAAACGGGGTCAACTTGTGGTTCAGTTTGCATGTGGCACCGCTTATGGTAGGGGCATTATAGGTTGACGATTGCTACCTGATGTTATATCAACCCCTAGTTCAATACATCCGAACTATTTCAAATCCGGTAAGACGGGGTCGGGATAACATCTGCAATTGAAGATGGCGCCGGCATGACACACTGAACCATCCTCAAGCGTAGGCATGTCTGCCCATGCAATGATTTTCCCATTCATTTTCTTATGCGATTCACGCACGGTGGCGTCCATGCTGGTGCGCCATACGTAGTGAGTCAATCCGATATGCGTCGCTCGCGATTGCACAAGGCCGCTGGCCGTGCGTGCAACTTCGGTCCGTGCAATCAGGCGAGCGCGACTAAGCGTCACCTCGCCCGTATTCAAAATGTCCTTTTGAATCTCTTCGGCGCGGCGACCCGTGGACAGCGCACCGAACGTCAAGTCGTGCACGCGGTCGGCAGCATCCACCGGCAGCGACGTGATCAGCTCAATGTTCTCGTGCAGGTACTGACGCAGCCACTCGCCGGTCGGCGACCGCTGCATCTCGCGCTTCATCGCTGCACCCATCTGCTCCGACATCTTGAACCAGCGCTTGTCATCAACTGCGGCGATCTTGTTCACCATCTTCGCAGCGACCGACGTGGCCCAGGGGCGGATCGCTTTGCCGTACTCGCGCAGCACCTTCTGGAGCTCTAGCGAATCATTGACCACACCTCCCGGCGCCATCTCCTTGACAATGTGGTCAATCTGCTTCGCCAGCATGCGGAGCGACCGCATGTATTCCGATTCGAGACGTTCGGCCAGGGCGAACCGCTTCCGCGCTTCAGTACGGAGACCGGGGTCCCGGTAGTCGTCCCGAACGCGGCCCATCACTCGTCGCCTGCGTTGCCGGGGTCGCTGCTTTCGGGCTTGCTGGGGCCCGCCGCTTTGCCGGCCACGGCGGTAGCCTTGGCGGTAGCCTTGGCCGTACCCGTTGCACCCGCTGCCGGGGCCCCTGGGCCCGCGGTAACGCCGTCTTCCGGCAGGGGCGGCGGTTCGTTCTCGGCGTCGGTAATGATCTTGTCGGTGATCGAGCCCCACACGCCCGTCTCTTCGGCCGACCGCTTGAGCTCGCGCAGTGCGGTCGGCTTGTCGATGAGGCCGGTACCCTCGGCGCTGGTGACGGCGCTGGTGACACTGGACGCAATCTCGGCCTTCTCCTTCGCCGACATCTGCCACAGCGGCTTGAACTTGGTGGAGACTGACTTGTGCAGGTTCACGCCTTCGCTGATCGCCATGACGTGATAGATCAGGTTGACACCGACGTGCAATTCCTTCTTCTGCTTCTGGTGGACCTTGTCATAGTAGTTCCGCATGTCGGTCTCGCCGGTGCTGAACCCCTTGGGCGACTGCCCGAACAGGCGCACCAGCGGGATCTCGGCCGATGCCGACACCTGTTCCGAGAAGCTGCCGAGGATGTCGGCCAACCCGCTGAATGCGGTGTGCGAGACCCCTTCGAACTCGTCTTTCGAGTCCATGAGGGTGATACCCTCGGGGCCCTGGAACTGCTTCATCATCTCGACGTACTTGACGAAGCCCGCGAGCGCGTCACCACCGGCCGCGACAAGCTCGCGCATGTTCTCGACCTTGTACGTCCGGATGTAGGCCTTGTAGACGAGTTGCGCGGCACCCGTCGTGGCGCTGTCGAATGCGACCATGCGGTCATACATCCGTTCCAACACCGAGATGCCCCACATGTTTTCCATGACGCGCTGCCAGTACGGCAGTCGAATCCCTTCCATTCGGATCACCCGGCTGTAGTGGATCTTCATCATTGACATGGCCGGCGCATTCGCCGTCACCGTGTAGAACTTCGGCAGACCCATGAACGGGCCCAGCTCCGTCACAAGGTCGTTGAGCGATGGTTCGCACTGCCACCGGTCGAGCGTCAGCAGACCGCGGAACTGACCCTTGCGGATCGTCTGCAGGCGCAGCGGCGTGGACGGGTCTTGGCCGTCGATGAGCATGACGACGATGGCACCACCATACAGGCGGCTCCACTTCACGCCGTCGTTGATCGCGTTCCAAATGCCCATGCTGGTCGCAGCTTGTTCCAGCGCTTCCTGGTCTTCGGCGTCTACGTCACCCTTGAGCTCGATACCCTCGCGTGTCATGTCGTCGGCGATGCTGTCGATGACGGCACCCGCCATCCAGCTGCCCCGGTACGCCCATTCGAGCAGCGTACGATTCCGGGTGATGGGGTTGAACCCATACGTCGCCGTGGTCATAGGGTTGTTCGCCCCGACCCCGAAATTTTGCGGCAGGTTCTGGAAGCTATCCAGTGACTTCTTGCGCGCCGCGTCATCCGTACGGAGTGCGGTCTTGGCGGCACGGGCCACCGACTTCGTACGGGGGAGTTTCTGAGTCATGATGCAACCTGATGAGTGAGCCGTGCGATTGTAAGGTTTAAGCCTTGGCGAGTTTCGCCCATGTGCTCAAGTTCGCTTTCGTGAGCAAGCTGAATGCCTTGCTGGATGCGTCAACCATGTCATCGTGAGCGGTACCGGTGCCGAACGCTTCCAGCTCCAGGAAGTACGCTTCGTTCCACGGCGCCTCGACCACGTCAACATTCCCGATCTGCCACTGGGCAGCGAAGGGGTCTGCGCGGATCTCCTTCTTGCCGCTGTCGCGCTCGACGTCCGTGATCCACCCAGCGAGGAACCCGACGTACGACTCCGCTTGTTCCTTACCGGCCTGCCCTGGGTC